ATTGGCACAGATAAATTTTTACTTGTATATTTTGAAGGACAACTTTTTGATGTTACACCTTTAAAAACTAGTATTACTGGTGCAACACTTTCAACAAATTCTACGACAACAGTTACGATAACAACTTCAGCAGCACATGGAATAAATGTAGGTGATATAGTTTTATTTGATAGTGTTACTTTACCAGGTGGTACAGGTTTTTCAGCATCAGATTTTGAAGATAAAAACTTTCAAGTTATCACTGTTCCAAGTCCAACAACTTTTACAATTACAATGGGATCAGCTGCAAGCGGAACAGTAAGTGCTGGTGGTAGCATAACTTTAAAACCTTACGAACCTGTTGGCCCAGCTGCACAATCCTATGGTTATGGATTTGGTATTGGAAACTATGGCGGTACTATTACTGGTGTTGTGCAAACAGAATTAGATGGATCGTTGAATGCGGATACTGCTGGTACAGGTGGATCGGGGACAGCTGTTACTGTAGATTCAACTACTGATTTTCCAGCTTCAGGAACGATTGCAATAGCAAACGAATTAATTACATATACATCAAAAAGTTCTACACAATTTTTAGGTATTACTAGAGGTGCATTAGGCACGGCAACTATAGGTACATCAAATGGTCAGGCTCACAGCACTAATGCTGTAGTTCAAAATGCAACAGACTTTACAGGATTTGGAAGTGCAGTAGAAGCATCTACAGTTACATTAGAACCAGGACTTTGGTCTTTAAGTAATTTTGGTGAAGTGCTTATAGCAACTGTATTGAATGGTAAAACATTTACTTGGAATTCAGGAATTGCAGCTAGACTTACAACAAGAGCTTCAACAACCACATCAGGATTTGAAACTAACAATAACCCAACAGCAACAAGATCAACGTTAGTTTCTCCAACAACAAGACACTTAATTCATTTTGGAACTGAAACAACTATTGGTACACCTGATACTCAAGATGATATGTTTATTAGATTTTCTGCGGATGAAAGCATTAATGAATATACGGTTGAAGCAACCAACACAGCAGGCACACAAAGATTACAAGATGGCACAAAGATTATGGGTGCATTAGTTGCAAAAGAAAATATTCTAGTCTGGACTGATAACGCACTTTACACAATGAAGTTTGTAGGTGCACCATTTACATTTGGTTTTGAACAAGTAGGTACGAACTGTGGTTTGATTGGACAGAACGCAGCCATTGAAATAGATGGTGTTGCATATTGGATGGGCACAAATGGTTTCTTCTCTTTTGATGGTACCGTTAACTCATTACCTTGTTCTTTAGAAGATGATATTTATGACAATATTGATACTACAAAAGGACAACAAATAAATGCAGGTATTAATAATCTATTTACAGAAGTAACATGGTGGTATCCAACATCCGGCTCTGATTTTAATAATAGATATGTTGCTTATAACTACGGTGAAGATAATGCTAGGTTAGCTATGGGTAATTGGTATGGTGGAACAAATACTAATTCAATTAGAACAACTTGGATTGATTCTTTAATCTATCCTAAACCTTATGCCACAGCTTACAATAGTTCAGCCACAGGAACTTTTCCAGCTATAGTAGGTCAAACAGGATTAGGTCAAAGTGTTTTGTTTGAACATGAGATTGGTACTGATCAAATTAATCCTGATGGTAGCACAACAACTTTAACATCTTTTGTGCAATCATTTAGTTTTTCTTTACAAAAAGATCAAAGTGAAATCTTTTTAGCAATGAGAAGATTCTTACCTAACTTTAAAGTTTTAACAGGAAATAATAAAGTAACCATTGGTATAAGCGATTTTCCAGCTGAATCTAGAACAGATTCTGCATTAAGCCCCTTTACAATTACATCATCTACGAATAAAGTAGATACAAGAGCAAGAGGAAGATACGCTAGCATTAAAATAGAGAATACCGGATCAGGTGAGGCATGGAGATTTGGTACCTTTCAAGTAGATATACAACCAGACGGTAGAAGATAATGACAAAGATAGTAGTAAGATTACCAGAACCTAAAAAAGAATATACAGAAGATAATCAAAGACAAATTAACAGAGCTATCTCTACAGTAGTAGAACAATTAAACGCTACATACTTAACACAATTAAAAGAAGATTCTGAAAGATACACATTTTTTGGATTAGGATAAAATGGCAAATATATACAAAAACGATAAAGTAAGTTTAACAAATACAGACCTTACAACTTTATACACTGTACCTTCTAATTCTAGAGCTATTGTTAAATCTATAAACGTGGCAGAGGATGCTGCAAGTACAGCGGTTGTAAAAGTAACTTTAACTAACGCATCGGGCACAGCTTTCGTAGTTGATAATGATGTTAATTTAACTGCTGGTCAAAAAGAACAAGTGTTAACAGAACCGTTAATTATGGAAGAAAGTGAAATACTAAAAGTACAAGCGGCTAGCGGAGCGGTGGACGTAGTTGCATCAATATTAGAAATCAATAGGGAGGATAGATAATGCCATTTGTGGAAACAGAGGCTTCAGTAAGGTATGAAACAATAGACGGTAAAAGAGTTCCGGTGATTACACCTAGAACAGAAGTAACATTAACCAACACAGAAACAGGTCAAGAATACATGTCAGATGCTGAAGCTATGCAGGATGTACAAAATTCAAACACAGCTACTAAATCTGAACATATCAGAAGAGATGTTCATGTCACTGTAGAGTCGATACCTTTGGGTACAGCGACTAATATCAGCGATTGACGGAAGTAGGAAAAACAAGTAAAATTAACAACTATGCCATTTAAACGTATTAAAAGAGCTTTCAAAAAAATAACTAAACCAGTAGCAAAGGTACTTAATAAAGTCGTACCTAATGAGATTAAACCATTTTTACCTTACGCTTCAGCAGTAGCACCTTATTTATTACCTGCTGGAACTGCAGGTGTAGGACTTTTAGGCACTATGAAAGGTAGAGCTTTTCTTACAGGCGGTCTTAATCTTGCATCACAATTAGCACAAGAGGGAAATGAAGAAGGAGATTTTTCTGCATTATCTTTAGGACTAGCTGGATTACAAGGAGCACTTACAGCTCCAGGTGCAGCAGAAACTTTAAGAGGCATGCAAGTAGCAGATACATATAATCCTGAATTAGCACAATTCGGTAAACCAGAATTAGTTGGTGAACCATTAAGTTTTTTAGATAAAGCAAGAAATGTTGGTTTAGGTACTTTAGAAAAAGCAGCAGTTGCTTCTGAAGGAATAGCAGGAACTTTACAAGATCCATTCAGCGCTAGTTTAGGAGAATTTGGAAAAGCAGCAGTTGTACCTTTTAGTCAGGGATCAATGGATCTAGGTATGGCCACAGCTAGAAAAGCATTAAAAGATTATGAATTAGAATTAGACGCATTCAACGCTCAAGCAGGCGCTGATCAAGCAGCGTCGGACGCGGATAGAAGCGCAGCTATTATTTCTTCTATGACTGCAGCTGACTTTACACAAGATGTTATTAATGAAACTTTAGATCAACTAGGATTAGGAGATTATAGTATAGCTCTTGTAAAAGATGGTGGTAGAATAGGTTATAATGAAGGTGGAAGAAGTGGTATTATAGGAAAAATAGCAGATTTATTTTTTGATGAAGAGGGTAATTATTCTAAAGCATTACAAAGAGCAAAATTTGAATTTAGTAAATTTGTTTCTGGTATGGGAACTGATTTAGATACAGGAGCTGAATGGTATAATAAATTAGAACCAGAAGAACAAAAAGCAATTATAGAAGAAAAAATCAAGTATAGAGAACGAACAGATGATGTTCCTGTTTATGACGAAAGATACGCTGGGACAAGAGGCATAGGAGGTAATTATGATAAAGGTGGACTTGCTTCTTACAAAGATGGTGGTATAATGAATTTAGGTGGTAAAGAAATGGATATGAGAACTGGTGGTTTCATACCTATTGGTGCTAAAGAGAGAGCGGATGACGTCCCTGCAAGATTAAGCAAAAATGAATTTGTAATGACTGCCGATGCTGTTAGAGCGGCCGGTGGTGGTAGCGTAAATAAA